GCATTGAAACGCTACCTCGTCCGTCGATACGGCAGAAGCATTGACACGATGCTCACCGTGCGTTGGGTGGCCGAGGACTGGCCGGAGTTGACGACGCGCATCCGAACAGACCGGGAGATCGGAAATCGTGACGCTATTCTGGAACTGATCGCTGCGGAGAAAAATCCCGATCGCCGGGAGCAGGCCATCCGGCAGCGATTCCTGAAAGACTACGCTTATATCCGCTCGATGATCTACCCGCAGCTGCGGGCCGTGAATTTCCGCTACAACCTGCGCCGCAAAGGGATGGTCAAGGATACGATCCACACCACGGAGTTGGATACGATCTATGCCTGCGGCGTGCAACTGTTGCAGAAACGCAAATATGCCGAAGCGCTCTACATTCTAAACGACTACAACGACCGCAATACGGTCGTCGCGCATCTGTCGATGGATCACAACGAGCGGGCATTGGAGCTGTTGGCCGCGATGCCGAAAGATGCCGTGACGGAATATCTGCGAGCCATCGCCTGTTCGCGGCTTGGGCGTAAGGAGGAGGGCCGCAGCCATTTCCTCGAAGCATGCCGCTTGGACGGACGTATGGAGTACCGCGGGAACCTCGACCCGGAAATCAGTGACCTTTTAGCCGGCGACTAACAATGACAAACGAACATAGAACAGAACCTCGAACAGCTATAAAGATGCAAACGGATATAATTTTTAATACGGACGCACTTTCCGGTCTGAAGAAACTGGCCGACGACTGCGTGGACTGTATTGTAACTTCGCCCCCGTACTGGCAGCTCCGCGATTACGGCCTTACGCCGATCCTTTTCGGAGGGGACGAGGCATGCCGCCATGATTTCGACGGCTTCAACGTCTGCCGCAGATGCGGCGGATGGCGTGGGCAGTTGGGGCAGGAGCCGTCGCGTGAGTTGTTTCTGGAGCATCTCGCAGCAATCTTCGACGAGTGCCGCCGTGTGCTGAAAAAATCAGGCACACTGTGGGTCAATCTCGGCGATTCATACAGCAAACTCAACAAGTATAACCGTCCGAACGACTGGCCTGCCGGCAAGAACACCTATTGTCTCAAGAAATTAAAGGTCGATCTGTCGGCGCACCGTGTGCCGCACAAGTCGCTGTGCAATATTCCGGGGCTGTTCGCCGAGACGATGATTCTGCGGGGCTGGATACTGCGCAACGAAATTATCTGGTACAAGCCCTCGGCTGTCCCTGCACCTGTAAAAGACCGCTTCACGGTGGATTTCGAGAAGGTCTTTTTCTTTACGAAAAATCGGAAATACGATTTCCGCCAGCAAGTCGAGCCATGTGTTTCAGCATCTTCGGAAGATGGGCGGCCGAGACAGAGAAACATGCGGACGGTATGGTGTTTTCAATCCGGTAATAACTCCCCGGCACACCATGCGCCCTATCCTGAGAAACTCATCGAAACACCTGTCGAGGCGGGATGTCCGCCCGGCGGCGTGGTGCTCGACCCGTTTCTGGGCAGCGGAACGACAGCCGTAGTGGCACGACGGCTCGGAAGGCGTTACATCGGCATCGAACCCAATCCGAAATATGCCGCGACGGCACGGGCACGGTTGGAGCTAATTCCCGAATCCTTACAACGGTAGCCATGCGGATCGGACTGGTGGATGTGGACGGGCACAACTTCCCGAACATAGCGTTGATGAAGCTCTCGGCATGGCACAAGCGCTGGGGCGATACGGTGGAGTTCGCCGATCCCGCGGCAGGTCGTTACGACAAGGTCTATATGTCGAAGGTCTTTACCTTTTCGCGGGACTGCACGGATCGCTACGATTGCGAGGTCGTCCGGGCCGGAACGGGTTACAGGGACTATGCGACAATGCTTCCCGAAGAGATCGAACATATATGCCCGGATTACTCGCTCTACGGCGTCAGGGAAGCCTATGGGTTTCTGACGCGCGGATGCGCAAACCATTGCCCGTGGTGCGTAGTGCCTCACAAGGAGGGCCATATCCGGGCGCATGCAGACATCGAAGAGTTTCTCGACAAACGCCGAAGCGCCGTGCTGCTCGACAACAACCCGTTGGCTTCGGAGTGGGGACTCGCGCAGATCGAGAAAATTGCCCGCATGGGTATACGGGTGGATTTCAACCAGGGACTCGATGCCCGGCAGATCGCCCGCACACCGGAGATTGCCGCGTTGCTCGCACAGGTCAAATGGACACGTTTTTTGCGTATGGCCTACGACAGCCGTGCCATGCAGGATGACGTTCATAAAGCCATAGAACTCCTCCGTAAGCACGGCATTCCTGCCCGGAAACTATTTTTCTATGTACTGATAAGGGATGATATTGAAGATGCGCTTGGACGTATCCGGGAGTTGAAAGCGTTAGGTTGTCAACCTTTCGCGCAGCCGTACCGGGGTTTCGAGCACGGGGTGAAACCCTCGCGGGAGCAATGGCGGCTGGCCTATTGGTGCAACCGCAAGCCGTTGTTCTACTCCGTAGAGTACGAAGAATACCGAAAAAACCGAACTTAACAATCGAATTTATGAACAGACTGAAAATCAAATATGCCGTCGCATGCGGCTTTCTTGCAACAACAGCGGGCGTACTTATCGCATCGCTCTTTACGGGCTGCAATGTCTATGAACATGAAGAGGTGGAAATTATCCGCTGTCCGGTGATCGAAGCCGATACAATCGACATTCCCGACTGGGAGAAGTCGGTCGGATATTCTGAATTTTAATCTATATACACAATGAAAAAACTCAAAAGAATAGCGGCACTATGTGCCGGAATCATTGTAATGCTCATGCTTGTCGCCTCCTGCGACAAGGAACTGGACGTACAGCAGGCGTACAGGTTTGAACTGGAAACAATGCCCGTGCAGAAACGTATCGCCGTAGGCGAAACCGCCGAGATACGCTGCACCCTATTGCGTGAGGGTGAATACGATGATGCCCGTTATACGATTCGTTACTTTCAACCGGACGGACGCGGCGAACTGCGCATGGATGACGGGACGGTGTTTCGGCCTAATGATCGTTATTCGCTGGATCGCTTCTCATTCCGGCTCTATTACACCTCCCGCAGCGACGACCAGCAGACCGTAGATGTTTATATCGAGGATAATATGGGGCAGACTGTGCAAAAAAGTTTCACATTCCAGAACGACAGCGAGGCATGCGAGCTGCGCTGCAACCGCAGTGGCGCAAAACAAGAACTGAAAATTACCGAGTCCCGGAAACGGAAAGAGGTAGACGTGCGGCAATCAGGCGAAAGACCGAAAAAGCCGTCACGTGGCCTGAAGCCGTAAAGATTTCATCAACGATTAAATATACCACCATGAAAAACAGCGAAAAGAACCTGATTATTCCCGACGATCGTCGGGAACCGGGCGACGTGTATATGATCCTCTCTCCAGAGGGAAAGGTTAAGGTCATCTCGACCGTCAATCTAATTTATAAACGCTTCACGGACTTTGTAAATGACGGAGCCTTTTATGCGCTCCGGGATCACAAGCCGCCATATACGAACGATTTTTTCGTGCAATACCACTTCCCTGCTCCGAAGATGATTCCGTCGTGGGATGCAGGTGCGGACACGGACAGGTATTTCAATAAACTCCAGACTGCCATTCGGGAGCTGGGGCTGAAACCCATGAAGACCGCTCGGCTTTATCCGGCCATGTACTGCTATACGCGCAGTCTTGAACCGCTGGCGCCGGAAAATGCGCCGGAACATTTGGCGCAGGAGCACGGGTATCAGATAGCCGCCGTGCGCTACTCCGACTTCGGAGCCGCCACAGGACAAAACAACTACATGGGCATAGAAACCGATCGGGGCGTATTGCTGTTCGACGCTACGCAAAAGGGCAAGGAATTGCAAGAGCGATACAGGCAGTTTTATACAAACTATTTCTTCGACCCGCGCCTCGATATTTCCTTTTTCCGGGTGCTGGAACTGATCCCCAACGAGGCGCAGAGAGCGAAGGCCAATCCCGACCTCAGTTCGCTTTATGAGGATGGGCCGGAGCCTTTTGGAGTGTTGTCCGGAAATTGTTATACCGATGCAAAAGAGATCGGAGTACACACGGTAAACGAGCGTGTCGATATGTCGGCGACGCTGGCCAATTTTGCCTCCATATCCCAGATGGACAAAGGAGAGATACCGGATTTGCCGGACGACACCTACGACATCAGTTGCCTGCTGTACCTTGCATCGCCGGAGAGTAAAGAGCCATTTTTACAGGACGAGTTCCCGAACTTCTTCTCCTACTACGACCGTTTCAAACCGTTGGCGAAACGCTTTGAAGAAGCAGGTGCGGAAACCGGAAAGGCACAGGTGATGGCCGGGATACGGAAGTTGGCCGGAGAGATACTAAGGCAAGATTTTCCGAATATCCGGCAGGCGAAGCCGACCCATAAGGAGCAGAATAGGGCCGCTGTTACATCGGAATGCCACCGAGCGAAGCAGTTGCTCGACGTGACCGTAAAACTGGCCAAATTGGCAAAAACACCACAAAAGAAAGGAAAGGGTATCCTATAATCCTGAGAGGTTCGTTTCTTATTACGCATTGTAATGAAAGGAGGAGGGCTGATATCACATCAAGAATTTAATAACAGTGATAAACTATAAACAAATCTGTTAATTTTTTTATATGTTTGCGAAAACTCGTTATGAAAAGTAAATTAAAGATATTCAAAGGGACTTCATCCAGAGGCAATCATCGGCGAGGATTTGCGTTGTCGCAAAACCAGCCAGAAAACCTTTGCCGATACTATCGGAGTGTAACCTATAGTGTCTGCTGTCATTATGGGACATTGTAACCTGACGATGGAAATGGCCCTCTAAATTGAACAGGCCCTCGGATTACGAGGAAGGTTTGCTGCTGATGCTTCAGACTTTTTATGAGATCGCCGAATACAAGGCCCAAATCGCGGACACTTTTGTAAAGGGTATTTCCGCCATTCGGCGGATGCTATTTTGGGATGTCGATTTCGATAAAATGCAATGGGGTTGGAGCAAAGAATACGCGAAAGTGTTATGGAGCGCGACGACGAAGCCGAAAAATCCAAAGTATCCTGTAATCAGAGTTTATAATTTGACTCTTAAAAATCCATAAAACACTAACCATGAATGCAAATTTCTACCAATTAGACGAACAAGTTAAAATACGATGCCTTGAGGGAGTTTTTGGCAGAGGTAAATGCTCTTTCCTTACAGGAGGAATGTGTGGAGAAATCTATAAATTCGATCAAGGCGCAAATACGTTCCCTCGTTATTCATGTATAAAAGTCCCCAAATCAATAAAAGGTGTTTCCGATGAAGAAATAGCGCGACGGTTTATAAGAGAATTAGAACTTCAGTTGACTTTCTATTATAACCAATTTGTCCATTGTGCTTTTGATGTCGATGTAATTCATAATATCCCCGTCGCTTCTTTCAGGTATTGGGGTAATGACTTGGCTAATTTGATTAAAACTAATCAAGTGAGCTTATTAACAAAGTTATCCCTTCTTGTGTATACGTGCATTGGATTAAGACACTGTTATTCAAAAGGCTTGGTATCCCATCAAGATTTAAAGCCCGCAAATATTTTCATTCACGACGTCAAGGAGGATTTTGTTGGATTGCCTGATTTAGATATATATAAGTTTGCCAAAATTGCCGATTTTGGACTTGCGAATGCTTCAATTAGGTATAGTATTTTTGATGGTTCACGGCCATATATGGCTCCGGAACAATGGAATAAAGATGAGTTATCTCAAGCCACGGATATTTTTGCTTTAGGTGTCATTTTTTATGAATTATTAACCAATGGTTATCATCCAGTTGGAATTAAACTGAATGATTTTTGGCCAGAACCTCAAGATGGAAAATCGAAAAAATGGACACGTGAAGATGACTGGCGAAAATGGATTAAGCACGGTTGTAAAATAGCACCTCCTGACGGCGTAGAGATTGACAGCAATATGCTGATCTTTATCGAAAAAATGCTTGCGGTCAAATCTTCAGACAGGCCTAATATAGAAGATGTTATTGAATTCTTATATAGCCAAATAAGCAGCCTCAGTCCTATGAGTTATGATAATATGAAACTGCTGATTGAACGTAGTGAACGCAAATCTTCTTTGAGAAAAGATTTAGAGACAGATTGGCCTTATTTACATGCAAAGTTGCAAACGCTAATAACTCAATTTGAATAGAAACGGGAAAAAATCAATGACCACGTTTTTTACAATTATCCGATAGGTAGATTCTCTCGTAAATATGCGTGTGTCATTTATCGAAGTTTTGCAAGATTTATTATTTTATTTGCATAATTCGAATGAAATAATTACTTTTGGAGAAAGTACAGCGTAATAAATATGGCAAAAGAGATAAATCCGTTCATCGTAACGGGCAGGATAGAGCCGGAATATTTCTGCGACCGTGTGGAAGAATCAGCACGTTTGGTAAGATCGCTGACCAACGGAAACAATATGGTCATTATTTCGCCGCGCCGTATGGGGAAAACGGGGTTGATTCGGTTTTGTTACGACAAGCCGGAAATCAGGGACGAATACTACACGTTCTTTATAGACATACTTCATACGTCGAGCCTGCGGGAGTTCACCTACCTATTGGGGCGTGAGATATACGAAATGCTCCTGCCGCGAAGCCGGAAGATGGCTACCCTATTTCTTCGGACGATCAAATCCATCAGCGGCAAGTTCGGGTTCGATCCCCTGACGGGACTGCCCACGTTCAACGTAGAACTGGGAGACATTGAGCGCCCCGAATATACACTGGAGGAAATTTTCAGTTACCTGACCTTGGCCGATAAACCTTGCATCGTAGCCATAGATGAATTTCAACAGGTGGCCAAATATCCCGAAAAGAACATTGAGGCGCTGTTGCGCACTCATATCCAGAAGATACGCAACAGTAATTTCATCTTCGCCGGGAGCGAGCGCCATATGATGCAGGAGATGTTCCTCTCCGCCTCACGCCCGTTCTACCATAGTGCGGATATGTTGGAGCTACGGGCCATCGCACGGGAGATATACGTCCCGTTTATTGTGGAACATTTTGAGAGCCGGAACCGCCGCATAGCGGCGGCGGATGTCGAAAAGGTGTACGACTTGTTCAAGGGACATACGTTCTACATTCAGAAAACCTTTAACGAAGCTTTCGCCGATACGTTGGTAGGTGGTGAGTGTACGATAGAGGTGATTCGCACGGCTATCGAGGGGATGATTGCGGCGAACGATACCATCTTCCGGGAAATCCTGTCCAACATTCCCGAAAAGCAAAAAGAATTGCTTTATGCCATTGCCAAAGACGGAGAGGCGGAGCGCGTTACCTCCGCAGAATTCATCAAACGCCACAGCCTTTCCTCGGCCAGTTCTGTTCAGTCCGCGACGAAGAAACTGCTCGAAAAGGACATTATCACGGAGATTGGTAAAGTCTACTCGCTAACAGACAAACTATTTGCCATGTGGATCAACGGTATATACGGCAACAAATTTATCATTTAGCTGATTTCTTATATCGGCGTTTCAGAAACCAAAAAACCGACGGCTAAGCCGTCGGTTTTTTGCGCGTATAAATAAATGTATTATCAGTCTTTTTTGTGCCGGTCGCATTGTAATTCCTGCAACTGCCGAAGCATATAGGCGTGGTTTTCACCTACGGTATGCCCCGATTCCATCTTATAGGGGCTTCCGACACATTCCCGACACTGTTTTATAGCTTTGCGGATATTGGTTACGATTACCGTATTTCCCACGATGTCTTTAATCGTTCTTTCCATGTTTTTATGCTTTTAGAGATTGATACCAGCTCTCCCGGTAGCGGTCGCCGATAATATTGAACGTACCGCTACGGCCGCAGTTATCGGCATGGCTTCGGGCTTCCTGTGCTGAGCCGAATTCACCTAACTTGTCGAAATTGACGAACAATTTGTAGATGCCGGGGTTAACCCGGTGTTTTTCGACCTCTTTTTGTAAGAGGGCGTAAAGGTCGGCATAGTTGGCCCTTTTCTGCGCCAATTTTTCATTGGCGCAGCGCAGCTGTTCGTCCGTCGCAGGGTCGAAGAACAGGTCGTTATGGGTCATATCATGCACATATTCCGTAATCCTACGCTCGGTCTTGGTGATCTGTGCCTTGGCCGCTGCCACGCGCGAGATCAGGTGGTCGAAGCCCGTTTGCAGGCCCGTATGCTTGTCGTAGTAACAATAGAATACCTGCACCCTCTTGCGGGGATAGTGGCAGACAAGTGCGGCCCTGCGCCACTTGATGAGCCATCGCCAGCGGTCGAGCATCCTGCGGGGGATGTCGATTTTGTGGAGGACGACCCGGCAACGGTCGTCCTCACGGTGCTCGAAGGTGATATACACCCAATGGTTGATTTGCAACTCCCGTTCGGCACGGGCAAGGTCTTTAGCCTCTTGCATCCAATCATATATCTGTTTCTGTGCCATCTCCTATGCCGTTTTCAGGGTTTTAATCTTCGTGTGCTTCTCCAGCCATTCGCGGACGCTCCTCATGTTGTATTCCGAGGTAATAACCGCCGTGCGGTCGCCGATTTGCGTAAAACGGGTGCTTTCGTAGCTATCGACCCACTCTTTGAGCGTGGCGACTCCCCATGCCTGCGGTTCGTCGAAAATATGCCGCTCCAGCGTGCGGATAGGCTCGGCGAAAGTTATAACCAATGTTTCATAGTTGGGAACAATAGGTTCCGGCAACAGTCGGACGTATTGCAACGATCCGCTGTCGTCCTCCTTGTTGCCCTGCGACCAACCGCTATACAAAATCTCTTGCCCCCAGCATTGGGGTTCGTCATAGCGTACCTTAATCTCTACCGTATATTTTGTCAGCATTATATCCTCGATAACACCCGTTACCACCGTTCCGAAACTGATGCACTCGCACCGCCGTCCGATAAGGTCTTTGTTTACATCTGCTGTTTTCATAATCGTTCCGTTTTGTGGGCCGGGCAAAGCCCGGCCCGATTATCGTTATTATCTGATTAATGTTTGGGCGATGCCGCAAGGTCGGTTGTTGTCCTGCCCTTTGATGGCTTCGCCGATAAGCCACGCGAAACGCTCGCGGAGAAAATCTTCGGATTTACCCGCATGACACGTCCATCCCCTTTCCTTTTCGTGCTGTGCGGCCTGCTCCTGCATGATAGCGTCTATCGTATTCTTTTTCATAGCTATTTAACAATGATGTTTTTTTGCGGATTTTCTCAGATATTTTATGATCGGAAACAGCGTATCCGAATAACTAATGTCGTAGCCTTTGCCATTGGAACAATCTGCATAAATGCCATAGTTATCTATTTTTATTGAAATAATCCGTGCCTGCGGAACCACATATAGGCATTTGTTGTAATCTAAACGTTTGATATGTTGTGCCCGGAAATATGCAATTACCTCTTGATGAGCTTCTTTTTTGAGGTGATAATAAACCTCCTCATAAGAGGTTTTTCGGGTTTCCACTTTTTCGACTTTTGCCAGAATAGAGCGGATGCACGTTTTGTCTGGACAAGTCAAATGTTTTTTCAGAATTTTAATTTCGTTGTCGGTTAAAAAGATCGTTTTCATGTCGTTATCCGTTTATTATTTATTTATACACTCCGAAATTGGTCAGAATGGCGGTTTGCCGTTCTTCGTTGTATGTGCCGGAACAATGCAGTTCCCCGCACAAGGCGGAAAATTGTTTTTCCGTAATACCGAAAACGGTTATCGCCGCATGGTCGAATCTGCAAATATCGACTTGGTATTTCGTTTTCAGTCGGTTGAAAACCTCGTAGGTTTTTCGTTTTCTTTCATTAGGTTGCTTTTCCATCATAGTATAGGTCAAATTAATTCTGCTTTCGTGTTCGTGACACTGCCCCAAAATTCGCCGTTACGATAATAGGCTGAGCCGTTACGCCAATTACTCCGGCGGAGCAGTATGGCCATATCGGGCGGGCATATATGGATCGTGGCCGTGCGGAGGTCGTGGCCCAGCGTTACGATAAGAGCGCATCCACGCCATATTTCGGTTGCTGTTCGGAATCCGGTCTTATTTGCGGTTAGCTGTACGGCATGACCGACGGCCCGCTGTATCTGCTTATCCGCTTTCTCCATTAGCCTGCGGCTGTCCGCTTCATAGATGATATTCATAGGCGATGTCGATTTTTATTGCCGTATTCCGTTATGCCGTCATTTGTCGCTCGATAAGCGGCATATTACGCTGCACAAGGGCTACGATTTGCTTGTGGTAGGGACTGCTCGTATTACATATTCCCCGGCTCTGTACGACCGTAAGCCGGGATAGCGAAACCTCGACCGTTTCCAGCCTTTCGCCTTCCATCGTGGCCGAGAGAATGAGTGAATCGGTTTTTTTGTGATAGTCGTTTGTAAAAACGCAATGGTGCATGGCTTCGCCCTCCTGCCGTATCTGCTCGATGCTGTCCAGCACCCGGACATGGATTTTTCCGTCCGTGAGGTCGATGCCGAAAAAGCGGCCTTTTTCTTCTTTATACCGCTCCTCATACTGCATAGCTTCCCGAATGCGCTCCTGCTCTTTCTGCTTGCGGTAATATTCCATTTTCAACAGCACATAGCGGTTGTGTTCGGTCCGCAGGTTGGCGGGACACACGTACCGGGCGCTTCGCAGGTCTTTGTCGAAAAAGCGCAGCAGGTCGATATAATCGCACCACGTTCCGGCATCAGTGATTGGGTATCCGTTGCGGAGTACGATACGGATGGACGGCCAATAGTCGTCTATCTTGCAGGCTGTCGTGGCAAAGTGTTTTAGAAGCGTGATATACCCCGCTTTCAACAGGGTTTCGGCCCGGCTGTCGCGCAGCAGGGCGCAGAACATTTCCGACGGTGAGAGGTCGTAAAACCGTCCCTTATAACCGCTTCTTTGCAGTTCGGGAATGAGTTTCTGCCGTGGAGATACACACCGGGGGTATATGGCATATAACGGTTTATAGGGCCGCAGTTCCAGCGGGCTGTCGTACTGCCAGCCCGTTGCGAATGAAAACTCCGGGCGGAGCCGTGCGCGGACAGCGTGCCGACCGTCGGGGGCTATCCAATGCTGTACGACCTCGGAAATGGTATATCGGGCTGGCCGGCCTATCCAAGCGCAACAAGCTACATATACGAAGCGGAGCACCTGCAATCCCTTATGTGCGGTTATAAAGCAGGCATAATCTTCCATATTGTAGGACCTGCGCATAGAGCACTCGTCGATGGTCAGTCGGGTGCGGCATGCAGGGCAGGTGCAATGCCCCTGTGCGGCTTTGTCCGTCCATGTGTGTCCGCACTCGGCGCACGTGATAACGCCCTTTTTTGTCCGACGCCCGTAATGGGTGACGCATCGGTCGGCGGCCCACTTTAGCTGTTTGGCGGTAATCGGCCGGAGTGTCCGGGCCGCATCCGCTACATGTCGTTCGTATTCGTTTCTGGGTTGCATGACTGTTTGTTTTAAAATGCGATTTAAGCGGCTATGCGCTTTTGAATAAGGGGCATATTGCGGTTTACGAGGTTTACGATACGGTCGTGGTATTCCGTAGTTTTGTTGCATACACCCCGGCATTGGATCACTTTGAGTTGGGAAATAGACACCTCTACCGTTTCGATGCGTTTGCCGTTTATGGTAGCAGAGAGGATCAACGAATCGGCCTTATTATGGTAATTGCCTACGCAATGGTGCATGGCCTGGCCTTCAGCAATGAGTTCTCTCACGCTCTCCAATACCCGCACGGAGATATGGCCGTCCGAGAATGCGAGGCCGAAAAATTTGGCTTTGGCCTTGCGGTAATTACTCTCTTTGCGTAGGTGCGAGGGCAGGTTTTGTGCGATTTCCCGGTCGGCTTCCATACGGATGAGTTTATCCATATAACGGTCGTGTTCCCGTTGGAGGTCGGCTGGACACACGTATTTGGGGCTGCGCAGGTCTTTACCTAATTCCCGGAGCGCATCGAGGTAGTCGCACCACAAGGTTGCATCCGTAATCTTGTAACTGTTGCGGACTGCTATACGGATAGAGGGCCAATAATCGTTGAAATTCCGGCTACGGTCGTTCAGATACAGCCGCAACAAATCGTTCTGTCCCATTTTCAAGAGGGATTCGGCCCGGTTGTCGGTCAGCAGGGCGCAGAATAAGTCTTTCGGCTTTTTACCGTAGAATCCTTTTTTGTAACCCCGTCGTTTCAGTTCCGGCATAATTTTCATGCGCGGGTAAATGTCGGTCGTGTCAATCAGGTTATACACCCATGTTTCATCGTGCAGTTCCAAATCGGAGGAATAAATCCACGAATCGTAATACATCGTACCCCACAACCGGTTTCGAGCCAGCGTGCAGTATTTCCCGCTGGGTGCTATCCACCTCTGCATAACCTCCGTATGGTTGTATCTCGATTCTGCGCCTACTTTGGCGTAATAGTTCACTATGAACACCCGGATAACCTGCAAGTCGTGGCAGGCTGTTATATAGGTCGCATACATACTTTGCGAAAACTTTTGTTTGCGCGTGTCCTCGATGCGCAGTCGTGTCCGGCAGGCCGGGCAGGTGCAATGTTTCTGTTTGGTATCGTTGTAAAATACCTCTCCGCAGTCGAGGCAGGTAACGATACCTTTGCTTGAACGGCGTCCCACCGCTTCGACGACTTTGGTATAGGCCCAGCGTTCCTGCGCCGAGGTCAATGGCGGCAATTTCTTACTTGCTTCGACGGCTTTCTTCTGAAACTTGGTTCTCGGTTGCATGGCTTCTCGGAATTAGGTTAGAATAAGGATTGCTGATTGGCGGCATCGGTAGGTTTGGGCCTGTTCCGCCCTTGCGTGAGTTTCTTGTAGGCTTCGTCCTGCGCCCGTTGCATGGCCTTTGCCCGTGCTTGGGCCTTTTCTTCTTCGGTGAGTTGAATTGTGTGGTTTACCACGACCTTGCAGTTTGTGAGCGGTTTGCCAATCTCGATGTCGTCTTCGTCGTAGTAGTGCATGGCCAGTGAGTAGATTTCATCGTCTGCAAAGCCGTTGCATCCGCTCTGCTTCACGTAATTGAGGATATAGGTGATGCAGTCGTCGATGTTCTTCTTTGGGCTGGCATACCGGGGCGCAAAGAGTTCATCTTCCTGCGCACGACTGCGCAAATAGTTTTGGATCGTCTGTTTGAAATAGTCCGTTGCTTTATTTTCTTGTGCCATAATCGTCGTTATTGTGGGGAGGAGCTACCGCCCCGGATGAATGTTTAGATGAGCCAAAAATCAATATCTTCGTCCGAGAGGGCATAAATGTCCCTTACGCTGTCGAGATACTCGGCGTATGCTTCCCGGAACCGGGCGTTGCGCTTCTGTACCTCTCCCGGCTTATAGGGGTTGTCTATTTCCCATTGTTCTATAAACTCGCTGTTCGCCTTTAGGAATCGGCGGAAGCGGATGATTTCGGGAGGTTCGGGGGTATTGGCGGGCAGGAAAAACACGCTTGCGCGTAATTCCCCCGTTTGCGGGTTTCGTGTGAACAACTGCGGATTATTGCCCAACCAGATATAACTGCCCTCTATGCCGTACCGCTGTGCAATGGCAGGAATATTTATGGCGGTATGAAAGGAGAAAGGGGTTGCTTTGACCGTATTGCGCCGGATGTATTCGCCCTCTTTAAGTACGACCTTTACACCGGGTTGCGGGTTGGTTTGGTCGATATATTCGGTAAGTGTCATGTTCGTTTGATTCGTGGGAGGGGCTACCGCCCCCGGATTTGACTTTGGGATTATTCGGCCATGCCGATTAACTCGCGCACCTGCGCTTCTTTCGCCTTTTGGAATATCCATCCGGCGCGTTTCTGCCCGTTGTGGGTCAGTCGGCTGTTGAACCGTCCGCCGAGGTCGGATAAGCGGTCTTTAATCGGCTTGGTATCTCCGAACAACGCAATAGCCTTGTCGGAATAGTCCACGAGGATAAACTCGCCTTGTGTGGTCGTTTGTTCCTGCTCCGGCGTTTGTTCCTGCTTGGGGCTTTCAAGGCGTATATTCTCCTCGCGCCCGGCTGTATAGGCCAGCCGGTCGATAAATCCCTCACGGGTGTAGTGGGTCATTTTGTGGATGCTCCACCCCGAATAAGGACTTTCACCGAGCGTGAAACCGGGGTAACGGTGTTCATAGTCCTTGTTATACTCGGCCAGATGCGCCGTTTCGGGCAGGTTGCAGGCGGCTTTGCGCAGTTCCCCGAAGCCGTTGCGGGTAGTGGTCGAAAAGCCAAGAATAACGGTGCGGCTACTGGTTGTTTCGCGGTAGTCGTAAGTGTGGTCTGCGTATTCCGTCTTGTAGAGTTCGGCTACGATTACCCCCTGCACGTTTTCGGGCATAATGTTCTCCAGCCGCTCCGCCCCGATTCGCGCAATACGGTCGTGTTCGGCTTGGGCCTGCGTATCTGCATCGGCTTTCTCCTGCGCTTTCCGCTCGGCTTCCCCGACAAGTGCGGCAACCTCGAAAACATCCATAAATTCGGCGGGCTTGTCGGTATAATACATTCCGATGCCGAATTTCTGCGAGTAGGGCCGGAGGATGTCGGTACGGCGGATTTCTTTTGTGTTGGTGTCTATCATGTGATACATATATCCGTCGGCAGTGTGTTCTACTTTGTAGATCACGTAGTGGGATTGGCTCATACCTGAGCCGTAGTCGATTACGATTTGATTTTCCTTTGCGACTTGGGTTTCGGTGTCGGTGGTCGTACCTTGAAGAAGCGAATAATACTTTGCCATGATGTTGAGTGTTTTAGAAGATTAGCGAGAATAGGAATGTGAAAAAGCCGATTAGAACGCCAAGAGAGAAAAGACAAGAGAGGATACCCCGCAAGATGTCATAGCAGAACACAAGAGCCAAAACAGCCCAAATAAAGCCACTTCCGAAGAGATGAAAACCCAGCGCGACAGCCACGATTTTCAGCCCTGCCCTCAAACTCGCACCTATGCTGAGTGGAAGGTTGGAGGTTTTCTGGTTCCTGTTCCTTTTTTCTGTGCTTTTCATAACCTTCGACTTTTTTTTATATGCCGTAGCGGAGCCGGTGTGGATGGTATCTTGGTTCAGGAGCTTTGAAAAGAAGGGCTTAGCCCACGTCAAGATTTTTGCGGGAAATACGCTCGCCCGAAGGGAAAGAGGAAGATTTTTCGCAAAACCGCACGGCGGCCTGATCTTGCGGGGGCGTGAAGCCCGTAAATACCTTTGCTTCTGAACCAAGATACCATCCACACCGGCCTGTGAAGGCTCTTCGAAATGAGGAGGAGGTTATGAAAAGTGCGGAAAAAACTGTATGCGCGGGGGCGTAACGGACCAGCCCCCGCGCATTACTTATTCACGGGAATAAAAAAGCCGTATCCCCCGGAGGATACGGCTGTATGTATTATCTTATGTTTTTGTGGCTACGACGGATTGTCGGGAACGTAAGGTAAAACTGATTCAAACTATCAGCTTACCGTCGTTCGTTCCGCATCTTCCGCATCCGGTATCCTTATCAGGATCGTCTTGGATTGCGGCCGAAGTGTGAGCCACCTGCGAAAAGCACGGGCCTGCGGCGAGCGCAGGCGGAAAGCCAGCGCCGCGATCATTTCCATATTGTAGAGTTCAAGAAATCCTCCATCAGGGGTGGTTTTAATACTATGGGTGTCATACTTGTTCAATGCTTCGGATTTATAGATCGCCCGGATATTAGAGGTCACGGCGACCACGAAAACATCGAACAGACGGGCAATCTCGAAATCTGTCAGCCAGATATTCTCGACGTTTTTCACTTCGACAGTCCTATGTCCCGTCGGTTCTTCTGTAATATTTATATGTCCCTCAGTTTTCATAAACTTGTTTTTATGAGTGATAAAGTTAATGATTTTCAACGATTGCATCAAATAACAAGGATGAAAGAGCGTTTCAGCCGACGTAGGCAACTGTCATATCTTCGATTTTCGGAGTGAGGGCTATAAAGTGGCGTTCCATCTCCGGCGTGGCTTCATCTGCCGTATCGCCCATTATCCGGGCGACGGCCTCCCGCGGCAGGCCGTTGCTGAAAGCGACCGTATGGGCGAAGGTATTGCGCGCCGCCGATATGGTCAGACGCTTTTCGATACCGCATAGCCCGGCGATCTCTTTCAGGTATAGGTTCACTTTCGCATTGCTCGTTGCTGGCAGCAGGGTTTCGTACTGCGCCATGTATTTTATGATGATCCGCTGAGGAATGTCCAACAGGGGTATCCGCATCGTGCGTCTCGACATCCGACGCCCGAATTCCAGGCATGGGTATCCGTCCGTGCAAGTGGAAAGATGCTCGCTCGTGATTTCGAGCAGATCGTCATGCCGCAGCCCCGTAAACGAGGAGAAAACGAAGATGTCCCGGACTTGCCGCAGTCGCAGGGAGGGCAATTCGGCCCGGAGGAGGAGTATCAACTCCTCTTTGTTCAGGTACTCCTGCTGTGTAGAATAGTTTCTAAGAGTGATATTGCCGGTAATTTCCCCGCCGGAGCCTACGCATCGGAGGATTTTTTGCAACAGCCGCTTGTTGCGGTCCGCAGTACGGGCGCTGAAGCGTTTCAGCAGGAAACTTCCGAAGCTTTCCAGAACGGCGTCCGTCACTTCGTGCAGGGGCATGTCGCTTGTCCGGCATTCGTCATTCAAGAACGCTGCGACATACCGGGGCAAGGTCTTATAGAAGGCTCGCGAGGTAAAAGGTATGATTTTGAATAACTCGTGGTTATACTTCTCTATAACTTCCGTCAGGGTTACTGTATGATTGTTCGTCATGGTGATCCGATGTTTTCAGGCTAATTTCAACTCTTTGCCGAGAACGGCGTTCAATTTGTCCATCTCCCTTTCTATCGTTTTATCGAGCATCTCGGCGTAAATCTCGGTAGTCGATCTCTTGGCGTGACCGAGCATCTTCTGAATCGCGCCGAGGCTAACACCGTTGGCATAGGTGATTGTGGTGGCGAAAGTATGACGCGCCGTGTGGAAAGTGATAGGCTGTGCAAGGAAAAGCGGACAGGTAAAGATAAAACGTAAACCGTTTGAAATGAGCTTTGTTTCAGCATTCTGCCAAGTGGAGAAAATGCAAACGGCAACGGAATATTGAGGTTGTTCAGTTACCAAACCGTTAGCCGGGCAGTTACCGAAACGGGAATAGGTAACGGCAGGCAATGAAAAGAAACCCTCACCGTTTTGTTTGCGCTCATACACAGTGTTTTGCATATCAAGGAACGCTTATACGGCAAGTAATTTTGCACTAAAAAATATAAGCGTATGAAAGTAGAAAAATTCAAGGTGCTGCTCTACCTCAAAAAGAGCGGGTTGGACAAGTCGGGTAAAGCCCCGATGATGGGAAGAATCACGGTGAACCGCACAATGGCGCAGTTCGGATGTAAGCTGTCCTGCACACCGGAACTCTGGAACCCTCGTGAAAGCCGTCTGAACGGCAAGGGTAAGGAAGCGGTGGAAACCAATGCCAAGATTGACAAGTTGCTGCTGGCGGTGAACACGGCATTCGACAACCTTGTGGAGCGCAAGATTGATTTCGATGCCGCCGATGTGAAAGACCTTTTTCAAGGCAGCATGGAAACGCAGATGACGCTCATGAAAATGACGGACGTTGTCTGTGACGACCTCAAAGCCCGTATCGGTATTGACCGTGCGAAAGGGACTTATCCCGGCTATCACTACATGCGTCTGACCCTCGGAGAGTTCATCGAGCATCAGTACAAGGTCAAGGACCTGTCATTCGGGCAACTGACGGAACAGTTCATCCACGACTATCAAGCATTCGCTATGGAAAACAAGGGATATGCGATAGATACCGTCCGCCATCATCTTGCCATCCTGAAGAAGATCTGCCGCCTTGCCTACAAGAAAGGGTATTCCGAGAAATGCCATTTTCAACATTTCGCCCTGCCCCGGCAATCAGAAAGGACACCACGTGCATTGAGCCGCGAATCGTTCGAAAGAATCCGTGATGTGGAGATACCTTCGTACCGAAAGACGCACATATTGGCACGCGACCTTTTTCTGTTTGCCTGCTATACGGGTGTGTCATACGCTGATGTGGTTTCCATCACGGACGAGAACCTGTACACGGATGACAACGGATCATTATGGCTGAAATACCGCCGAAAGAAAAATGAACATCGGGCGAGCGTGAAACTGCTTCCCGAAGCGTTGGCACTACTTGAGAGATACAAGGACGAAACACGGGAAACGCTTTTCCCGATAATCCACCACCCGAACATGAAACGGCACATGAAAGCGTTAGCGGCACTGGCAGGCATCAAGGATAACTTGTGTTATCATCAGGCCCGCCATAGTTTTGCTTCGCTGATAACACTCGAAGCGGGTGTGCCGATAGAAACCATCAGCCGAATGTTGGGACATTCCGATATTTCCACCACTCAGGTCTATGCCCGTGTCAGCCCGAAGAAACTTTTCGAGGACATGGATAAGTTTATCAAAGCTACCGAAGATTTTCAATTAACACTTTAATACATAAAACGATATGCGAAGCACATTTTCATTGTTACCCTATATCAACCGCAGCAAGACAAAGGCTGACGGAACGACTGCCGTACTCTGCCGTATAACCATTGACGGAAAACAGACCGTCATCAGTACGGGAATTTTTTGCCGACCGGAAGACTGGAACGGCAGGAAGAACGAGATAAAGTCCGCAAGGGAGAACAGCCGTTTACGGGAATACCTGCGGATAACAGAGGAAGCCTACAATGAGATATTGAAATCGCAAGGCGTGGTCAGTGCGGAGAGACTGAAGAACCATATCGCCATGAACAATATTCATCCGGTTACCCTTCTGCAAATGGGGGAATGGGAAAGGGAGCGGTTAAGGAAACATTCAGTAGAAATAGATTCCATATCTTCCTACCACCACTCCATGTACTATCAGAAGTACCTGACGGATTATCTCGCTTCTTTCGGGAAGAAAGACATCGCCTTTGAGGAAGTGACGGAAGATTTCGGCAAATCTTACAAGGCATATCTTAAGAAATGCAAGAATTTCGGGGCTTCCCAGACCAACAAATGCCTATGCTGGCTGAACCGTCTGCTTTATTTGGCTGTCGATAAAGAGATTATCCGTGTGAATCCCTGCGAGGATCTGGAATACGAACCAAAGCCGGAAGCAAGGCACAAGTACATCAGCCGTGAGGAGTTCAAGAAGATACTTTCCACCCCGATGTATGACAAGCGGATGGAACTGGCAAGACGGGCTTTCATCTTTTCGACCCTTACCGGACTGGCGTATGTGGATATAATGCTCCTGCATCCACATCATATCGGGACGAATGCGGACGGTAGGCGGTACATCCGCATCAACCGCAAGAAGACAAAGATAGAGGCGTTCATTCCACTGCATCCCATAGCGGAGCGGATATTGTCGCTGTACAACACGACTGACGATGAACATCCCGTGTTCCCGCTTCCCAATCGGGATGCCCTGTGGTTTGAGATTCATGAGCTGGGTGTAATCATAGGGAAAGAAGACAACTTGTCCTATCATCAAAGTCGGCATAGCTTCGGTACGTTCCTGATTTCATCGGATATACCTATCGAGAGCATCGCTAAAATGATGGGACATTCCAATATCCGGACGACACAGGGGTATGCACGGATAACCGATGATAAAATCTCCAGAGATATGGACAAGCTGATGGAGCGAAGAAAGGAAATATCAGCTGGCGAAAAGAAAGAGGACAGAGAATAAACACCAAATAATAAACGCATTATGAGCAGAGGAATAATAACAATCAGTGAAACGGGTGTAGTCATTATGCCGACAGCACCTATATGGATGACACAATTCGAGATAGCCGACCTGTTCGGTGTGTTCTCATGCGATATCCGCAAGGCGATTCATACCATTTACAAGAATAAGGAACTGAACGAATTTGACACGATAAAGTATGTCAGGCAACCGGATGGTATCAGTTATGATGTCTATAACATTGAAGTGATTATAGCCGTTGCATTCAGGATATGCAGTAAAGAGAGTGTCTTGTTCAGACGGTTTATAATAAATGAAATTAGCACCATTAAGAAAGCTACACCGATTACACTATTTGTTGTCAGCGTCAGAGGTAATAACCGATGGTATAGTTGAGGTTCATCCCGTCAGCCACTCGTTCCCGATGCACGGATGCAAAGGTAGCGTATGGCTTAATGGCAGCGGCAAGGTCGGGCGGCAGAGCCGTTTCGGGCGGAATCTTCCTCCTGCGGAGCGTATTCAACCCGAAAACCTTGCCATTGCCTGCCATACGCTTGAAGAGCATCCGGCAACGGAAACAAGCGACTGATGGGAAATCAGAAGAAAGAAGAGAGGAACGACTTACAGACGAAGCGGAATTTTGATGCTCCGTCCGTAAGCCGTTCCTTTCTCTTTTTGCCGAAAGTCCGTTGCTGATGCAATCATAGGGCAGACGGCAAACTGCGCTCCTTCAAGAAAATCATGTGTCTGTCAGCCGATAGGCGGAGCGGTAGCCGTCAGCAAGCATCCTTTCGATGTCGGATTCACGGTAGAGGATTTTGCCACCCAACTGGATATAGGCGATACGCCCTTCATTGCGGTAGTCCTGAAGTGTCCGGCGGCTCACCTTCAGCCGTGCCGACACCTCCTTGTCGGTGAAGAAACGTTCACCGTTCAGTGTCGGGCGGTAATTGGCGGTCAGATGCTCGAAGCTGTCCAAAAGACGGTCGAGACTGCCCATGAAGTGGATTATCCACTCGTTGTCCTTGTTAATCAGTTCATTCATGTTACTTTGGATTTAGTGTAATTACTTTGGTTACTATATGCGGGTGATTAAATCGTCCTGCCCTTGAACTTTGCTTCTTTGCGCCTGTCCTCCACAACGGAAACAATACGCTGCACGTCTTCGGGACGGTAATACGTCTTGTGGTTTATCTGCGAGTAAGCCAGCGTCCCGTTGTCCCGAAGCGTCTGCAATGTGCGTGGGCTGATGTTGAGCATCCGGCAAACGTCCTGATTGTCCATCCACCCGCCCATTGTCTTCTCTCCGTGCCGCCGGCAGATGGCATCCATGCGACTGACGAAACGGTCGAACTTGGCGACCATCGCCTCAAAGGTCTTTCTTTCAATTGATACGATTTCCATATACATACTTTTTATTGTTACTGTTTCTTTTGCCACAAAGGAATATATAATCTACTACCTTGCAATGGATTTCCAGAAAGTGGCAGCGTGTTGCACCGATACGGTAATCATTGTCCGTGGGTATCATACAGAAACGGTTCTTTTCGCATGAATGCTGTTCAAACAGAAAGGCTGACTATTTCACAATCCGCTTATTTAATAGTTCTCTATATAGTTGTGTGGTGAAACAAAGTTTTGGTCGTTTGGAGAGTGACAACATTACGTCATGAAATCATTAAATCAATGTATCATCAAATTGTCAGACAACCATTGTTTGATTTTCCTCAATACTCGTTTTGGCAGGTATTCAACAAATCCTTTTGATCAGTATTTGAATTTCTCTATTCTCATGTACTCAGAACTTTCATCTTTTGAATCATTGTTTGACTAAATAAGGAAATGATTGAACCTGCATTTCGATAAGTGGCTGCATATTGCGTCGATAGGTAGCCATTGTCCGGTTCAAACCACTGTCCGATACCGTGTTAAGGTGTAACTTTGTACCCGAACAGTGAGGAATACCCGGATGAAGCGACTTGGAGTTTGAAAGGTGTTTTCCCAATCCGACAAACGGAGGATTTTTGTGTCCTCAAAGACACAGCAAGGTATATTTTCAGTTACCCGAATGCTTTCGAGTAACTGAAAATCCCGGTACTGCCGTGGGCAGAATTATCCTCCGCAGTCGGATAATTTCGGGGTTCCTTAATCAAAGATTAAACAATGGACAAGCCATAAAATTAAAAGAATAAGAAGAATGAAAAAGAACAGCAAGTACGGGAGAAATCCCAAATTGAACCCGAAGACGCACTGCGTGATGGTGCGCTTCGATGATGTGGAATGGAACAGGTTCCTGACGATGTACGAGGAATCGAACGTGTATGCGAAAGCCGTCTTTCTCAAGGCGCATTTCTTCGGACAGAAGTTCAAGGTGCTGAAGGTGGACAAGACGCTGGTGGACTACTACACCAAACTGTCGGACTTCCACGCCCAGTTCCGTGCCATCGGTACGAACTACAATCAGGTCGTTAAAGAGTTGCGCATCCGTTTTTCGGAGAAGAAGGCGATGGCGTTGCTCTACAAGTTGGAGAAACATACTATCGACCTTGTGAAGCTGAGCCGGGAGATTGTGGAACTTTCAAGGGAGATGTATGCCAAGTGGGAACAACAGAAAGGATAAATTCCATTGTACACCTAAAAAAATACGATAGATACACAGCCCTGTGAAATAATGCGAAACGCCGAGAATTTCATAGGGTCAGGCATGTCATCATCGGGCGTCCGGGACTGTATGCCAAGGAGGAAACCCGGTCCAAAGGATTGAAAATATAACCTAAGGAATTTTATC